ACCATCCGGCGACCATGTCATAGTCCTTGGACGGATCGAACATGCGAAGTTGAAGAACGGGCTGGCTCATGGGTTTAGTCAAAACAAGCTAATGTCAATCCCCGTATGCGTCGAGCTTTACGACAAGGGCGCGGACGGTGAACGGGTAAGGCAGGCGCTGGCGCAAGTAGATGTCGCTGTCGTCGGAGTAGTCGCCCGCGACGACGACCTCGGCATCGCCGGAAAAGGGCGGCGGGCTGGCGTCCATCGGGTCGTCGAAATCCCGCGGGTAGATCCAGAGCCATTCGGTGCCGTTGGTGCTTGCTTCCCCTGCCAAGGACTTGAACAGGCTGACCTCCACGCGGTTGATGCGCTTCTTGCGTCCGCGGGTCGGCCCGTCCTGCATGTCGTAGTCGAGCTTCATGGGCTGAAGCAGGCTGGTGAAGGGCAGTCCCACCAGCACCTTGCTGGCCGCTTTGGCCAAGGTGATCTGCCCGCCGGAGACGACGGCGTTGGGTTGCGCGGCCCCGTCGGCCAAGATGCCCACCGTCTTGCCTTCAAGGTAGGAGAGTCCGGTGATGACTTGGGCCGGTGCGCCCTCGTAGCGGGCGGCGCAATCGAGATACCACCAGTTGTCCTTGGCTTCCGCATCGAACTGGGCGCGGAAGTCGGGCTTGAAGCGTTCGATGTAGCGTTTTGTCACGCCATTGATCGTGCGCTGCACGGCAAACCAGACCTCATCGTCGTCGCCGCCCAGACCGTAGACGGTGGCCGCGGACTCAAACTGCCCATCGGTCAAATGCCGGTGCCATGCGACGACCTCTTGGTCGCGCTCGTAGCTCATACCGATCAGAACGCCGTCGCCGCGGACGGCCCAGAGGACGGCATCCGGCTGTTGCTGGAAGGCCAGTTCAACCAGTTCGCCTTGGGTGACATGCTCGGAGAGGACGGTCAGATCCGGCGCAACCCACCCGTCCTGTTCAAACTTGTAGACCAGTTCGCGCACCTTGCGCCCGCGGCGCTGGACGAAAAGCAGGACGTCGTTGAGCAGGATGGCCCGCATGGTCTTCGACCCGAAGCTGCTTTGCTTCTGGGCCTGCACGTTGGTCGAACTGAACGCTTCGCCGCTATTGGCCCCGCCGATTGTCCACTCGTCGCCGCTGGTTCCCAGCATGAGGCGCTTCTGGCTGAACATCCATTCGATGCGGTTGCCTTCGGACGAGGCCACGGTGAATTGCAGCCCGTCGTCCGCGCCAACTCCCAGTTGGAAGTTTTCAAAATCGTCCACCTTGCTGCACCAGACGGTGTTGGGCTGGTGGGCGGTGCCGCCGAAGCAAAGCCGCTGTTCGTGGATGGCGACGGCCCGCGGGTAGCCGCGCACCGCGGAGAACGCCGCCTCGCTCCACTGGGTGGTTCCGGTGATGGTCGATCCCAGCCACTTGTTGACCGTGGCTCCGGCGCTGGTTCCGCTGGCCACGCTGTTGATCGTGACGGTTCCGCCGCTGTTGAAGTCGGTGCTTTCAAGGAAGACGCGGGCGCTGGTGTTGGAAGAATAGTTAAGGACTTGCAGCTTGAGGCCAACGCGCTCGTCCTCGGTGCCGGTGGCGGTAAAATTGCGGGCGGTGGTCAGCGAATTAAACTCCCGCACCACCTCGTAGGCAGTGAATCCGCTGCCGCCGTTGGCATCCATCGCGGCCTGCGGGATGCGGAGCAGGCGCACGGTGCCGATCCATGTTCCAACCGTGGTCAGCGTCCAAGAGCCTTGGATGTCCAAGGTTTCGGTGGTGGTCTTGTTGGCGTCGATGGTTGTCGAGATCGCCCCGCTGTTGCGCGGCCACTGGATAGCCCACTGGCTACCGACATGACCGGCCACGAAGGTCGAGGCGCTGGCCGTCAGCGTGGCGCTGCCGGAGGCTGCGGAGGAGGCAATGGTGGTGGTCGTGAGGTTCTGGTCGAGCAGGGGCGGGTATTTCCACGCCACGGTGGTCAGCGTCCAGTTGGTGTCGCTCACGCGGGTCAGCTTGCGCGGCGCGTGGTTGGCGTGCGCGATATACATAATGTCGTTCACTTGAACGTATTGCAGTTCGCGCAGTTCGCTCTCTTGGTAGGGACTGGCCACTTCCAAGGGCGAACCGCCGGAAAGCACTGGCGAGTCGTTGCCCCAGAACCGGATGTATTGGTGGCCAAACTCCAAGACAAAGCGGGTGGTCACCGAAAAGTTAAAGCCGATCAAGCGGCACCGCTGGTTGGCGTTCTTGGCCTCGCCCAAGTATTCGGTGCCAGCGCGGCGGTAGACGCCCCCGTAGGGCAGGACGACCATGTTCTCCAGCGTGCGGCATCCGCTGCGGTATTTTTCGACGTCCGTGCGGGCGTCCATGTAGGGCGATAGCTCGCCAGCGTTCAAGGCGGTGACGAGGAGATTGGCCATGACCTATTGGCTGGAGGGAAACTTGGTGTAGCGGGCGGCGACAAGGTCGCTGTTGACCCACGGCATCTTGCGGCGCAGGCGCTCCTCAAAGGCGTCAGCCATGCGGGCCTTGGGGCCGGTGATGGCTTCGTATTCTTGCAGCAGTTCCTGCGGCATGTTGCGGCTTCCGGTTAACGGGCCTGCCAGACGAGAGGCCAGCATGGTGGCCAGCGCATGGACAAACAGCGGGTGGTAGAACGATCCGTCCTCCACGCGGGCGACATACCGGATGTTGGCCTCCTCGGCGTTGGTCAGCAACTGGTCGCCTTCGACGGAAAACTCCCCCAGCCTCTCGTTCGGCTCGTAGCCATTGAGTTGGACAACGCGCAGGCAGTCAAACGGCAACTGGTAGGCGCTGGCCCACTCGCTCTGCGGGGCGGTGGCCAGTTGGTTCAACGCGGAGCGGCGCATGGCGAAGTTCCAGCGATGCCCTTGCAGGACTTCGTCGCGGGTCTGGGCGAAGAAACGGTTGCAAAACTGGGCCTGCTTGCTGTCGTCGGTCAGCGCCATGATTGGGCTGATGCCCAGTTTGGCCAAAGCCAAGTTGCAGATGGAGGTTTCGTCGGCCATGAAAGTTAGAAAAAGGGGGGCAGACTATTGAAGCCGGTCTGCCAGCGGCTGTGAGTTACCTCAATTAGAGGATTTCGTCGCAGGCGATTTCCACGATCTTGGCTTCTTCCATGCGGGTTGCGCCGATGGAGGCCACGGTGCGGATTTGCAGCGCGTGCGATTTGTCGGGACGGATGTCCACATGGACTTTGCGACCGGAGTCGGCCAGCTTGAGTCCACTCTTGGCGTAAGCCACGATTTTGCGGATGCCGGTCGCGCCGTCGTAGGCGAAGAACGACTTGTCCACGAGGCGGAACTTGAAGCCCATGAAGGTGTCAAGTTGGCCGCTGACCAAGGCGCGGACGGTGTTGTAGTCGGCGCTGGTCACCTCGGTCGTGCGAAGCAAGTCCTGCAACTGCTTGGCCGAAACGGCGATGATGCGCGGGTCGCTGTCATCGACGTTGTTGTCGTTGAGGATGAACGCCGCTTGGCGCAGCTTGGCCACGGTCAAACCGCTGTTGGCCGCGGAGCCGGACTCGACGAAATCGACGGCCACTTTCTGCCCAGCGGGCAAAACGGTGGAGGTCACGCCGGTTTCTCCGGTGAAAGCGGTTCCAACCGCCGCGGACAACGCGATGTTGTCGAGCGTGCGGGCGTAAGCCGCTGCATGGGCCGCGATGAGATCGCTGGTCGGAAGGGACACTTCGCCCAACTTCATGTCGTCCCATTCGTCGAGAAGGTCGGCCTTCTCATACTGGCTGGGGCGAATCCACCGCTTGGCCATCGCCGTGTCGGTGATGTTGGTGTTCGCCATGCGCGATGTGATCTGCGTCATCGAGACGGCGCCGATCTGGTTGAACGATTTCTCCTTGCCGGTCACCGTCGTGATGGACAGGAACTCGCGGAGTTTGCTGATTTTCTGCTGCACGAGGTGTTCCCAGTTGGCGGTGAACTCCGTCGTGAAGAACTGCGGGATTTGTGTAGTCATAGACTTTCTCCTTTGGTTTTGACTAAACCGGCACAATGCCGATCTCGTCGGGTTGTTTGTTTGTGGTGTCCTCGGCGCTACCGATTGTCCGCGAGCGCGGGTCGTCGGCCTTGGGCTGTGCGCGTTGGACAGGCTCCACAAGGAGTTGTCTGCCTAACTGTGGGCGAGAATTGCGCTGCGCCGGAAGTGGCGCAAGGGTTTAGTCAAAAATTATTGCGGCACGCCGCCTGCTGCGTTGTGCTGTCTTTGATGAAAGGAAAAACACCATGCACCGATCCCATGAACTGGGGCTGTATTACGGCCCCTATGGAGCGGCTGGCTACGTTGAGCGCGTCAGTCCGAAGTGTCCCGCGGGACGCTTCCGCCTGCGGCGTTTGATCAGACGCTGGCTAACCCTGTTTGCCTAACGACATGTCGATGGCTTCGACATATTGTGGAAACGTGTCGAAATTTCAGCGCAATGCCGCCCACAAGAATCCGCCGTTGGCACATCCGTAGAAAAAGAAGATGACGGCCATTGCCGGATCGCCCTGTCTCCACCACCCTACCGCGGTGGCAAAGTAAAGCAGGGTGCAGGCGAGGAGCGGCCAGAAGGTCATCCGATCACGCCGTCGTTCTTGCGCTCCACCCAGCCCATCACCTCGGCAATAACCAGACTGACCTCGGCAATCGCCTCTTCTTCGATGTCCCAAAAGCGGGCGTGAAGCAGTTCATGGATGACAAGTTCTTTGCCGCGGTGGGCAATAGCGATTGGTTTAATGAACACGACTCTATCGTCTCGGACGCACAAGCCGTCCACAGGCTCTCGCTCCGGCGGTCGCTGGAGTTTGACCCTCCAACACTTGCCATCGAGGGCGATTCGTTTGGTGGGGATGCGGCGGCTCATTTGAGTCGGTAGTGAGGGACGGGCCGGACGCGCTCGGCCAGACGGATGGTGAAGTTGCGCTTTTCGCACAGCCCCTTGTCGATCATGCGGCGCACTTGCTCGCTCGTGATGCATTCGCTGCGGCTGCGGGCCTTGGCCAGTTGCTTGATCGTGAACCAGCCCTCCGGCACCTCTTCGACCGGAATGGTGGGCTGTGACAGGGCTTGGCACCACTGGGCCAGTTGCTTGTCGGCTTTGGTCTGTTTCATAGCGGGAGTTCGTAGTGCGGATCGAAGACCGCGATGTTCACGTTGCAGTTGGTTCCATTGAACGATCCGAAACACGCGGCATGTCTCCAGCCCAGCGTTTGCCGCCGGATGGCCGAATACCCGATGTCCAGCTTGATCCCGCACCCGATGTTGAACCCGATGGCTTTGTTGTGGATGCGGGCGCTCTCCATCGCCACGCGATGGGTGTGGCCCATGACCACCGAATGGCCCACCATTTCCGCGGTGTCCCGCGCCGCCGACACTCCATACATCGCCCCGTGGGTGAATCCGGTATCGCCCAGCATGAACATGCCGCTTTTGTGGACGCCCGCGTAGGGGATGATCTGGCACTTGAGCTTGCCCATCTCGTCTTCAATGCGGGAAAGGACGCTGCTGGCCGCGTAGCTCAAGACCGCGTTCGGACTGTGGGCCAGTTCGGTCAATCGACTTTCGTGGTTTCCGAAGAGGTAGACGTCGGGCTTGAGTTCGCGCAGGAAAGCCAGTCCTTGCATCAAGTCGTCGGCCAGATCGGCACCGTGGTCGGCGCTGTCGCTGTCCTTGCGAGCGCCGGAGCGCAGGGCGCGGGCATCGATGGCATCGCCAAGGTGCAGCACAAAGTCCGGTTTCCACGCATCGCGCAGTCGTAGGATGGCATCCAGCGCCCGCGGATCGGCTTCCGCCCCGTGGGTGCAGGAGCAGCAGAGGAATTTCCGCCAGCCCTTGGTCTTGTTGGCCATAAGGCTTAACCGGCGCTGGTCAGCATGCGGCGCACTTGGTCAACCACCTCCGCGTCGCCCTCTTGGTAGCGGGAGTAGAGCGGGTTGGCCGCGTTGGTCATGATGTCCCGTGCGCGGGCGCGGGTGCTGCTCACTCCGGTTTGGTCACCGGCCACCAGCTTGTCGTCGGAGAGCTTCTCCGCGAGGTTGACGATGGCTTTGACCACTTGCGGATCAACAAAGCCTTGGCTGGTCGGATCGACTCCGGCGGTCACCGCGGCGCGGCGGGCCAGTTCGATCTTCTCCGGCATCTTGTCGCCCCAGACCCGCTGCAACTCGGAGCGTCCGCTCTCCAATTGCTGCTCAATCATGTTGGCCGCGGCTTGGTTCATCAGCGCGGCCCGCTCCATGTCGAAGCGCATGAAATCCTGCATGGCGGCGGCAGGCACGTTGTGCTTGTGGGCGAGTTCCGCGGCCTTCTTGGCCACGTTGTCATCCCATGTCACCCCTTCGGGCAGTTGCTCCGGTTTGAGGTTGTAGGCTTCGGGCGATTCGGGAACGCCGATGGCCTTGCGGTAGGCGGCAACTTCTTCCGGCGTGGACTTCTCGTTGGGGGGAACGATGGCGTTGGCCTTCTTGCCCAAGAGTTGCTCCAGCCCTTGGTAGGACTTGGCGAGGCTTTCGATGTCGGCCTTCTCGTTGCGCCAGAACTTTTCCGGCAACCATTCGGGCTTGGCGGCTACTTCGGGCGCTGGCGCGTCGGTAACGCTGGCAGGCGCACTGGAAAGGAGTGTCCCTTCCGTTGTGGTGTTGAGGTTAGCAGCGGGTGCGGTGGACGCGGGAACAGCGGCGCTGTCCGCGGTGGTGCTGGTTTCGGAGGTGGTGGTTGCATCGATCATGGTGGTGTTGGCTGGTTGGTGTTTTGACTAAACCGCGTTTAGCGGAGGACTTCGGTTTTTGGTTGTTCGATGTCGGCATCTCCGACAACGGGCAGGGAAAGTTTGTGTTCGATGAAAAGAATCACCTCGCGCTGTCCGTCCCGCACCGCGGCGGCGATGGGATCGAACGGGCGTCCCAGCGTGCGCTCAAAGGCGGGCCGGTTCATGCGGAAGTAGGCGCGGAGGTTGTCCAAGACGACTTGCCCGTCTTCGTGGTCGAAGCAGCGGTGGTAGGCGTTGTTGATGCGCTGAAGGCTTTTGCTGCGCTCCAACTCTTTGTCAGTGGTCATGCGGTGGCTTGGTTCATCAGTCGTCCCAAAGCGGAATCCTGCTTGACGCTACCGGCCTTCCCCGCGGCCTCGGCCATCGTCAGCATCTCTTGTTGTTGCTGCATCTGGGCCTGTGCTTGGGCGCGGGCGGCGCGGGCCTCCTCGACCTCGTCCTCTTCGGCCAGCCAGTCGGCGGGCAGACCGTCGTTGCGGGCGGTTTCGCGGGCGATGACGTCCCACTTGAAGTTGTCCAGCACTTCGGGGCGCACTTGGGCGATGATCGCGTTGCGCTCCATCGTCCTTGCCAAGGAAAGGTTGTGCATGGCGCGGATGGCCAGCGCCACTTTGGACACATAGCTGACCTCCGGCTCCGGCAGCATGGGCTGGCCCATCGCGTCCATTTGGATTGCGTCCTGCGGCGGCGGCGGGAAGTGGCCGTTGCGGATAAGGATGCCAAAGACTCCGCGCAGCATGGGCGAAAGCAGTTCGGTGGTTTTGCGAGTGAACGAGGGGGAAAACTGCACCAGCTTTTCGCTGGCCCGCTCGGCCACTTCGGTCGCGGTCATGTTGGTGCGCTCCATCGAGGCGAACATGCGGAACATGTCCACATGCATGGCGGTGTTGATTGCGTTGGTCTTGCGGGCCTCGCGGTCGAGTCCGATGGAATAGTCGCCCGCGGTGGCCCACTCCTGCGGCAAAGCGTTGGGTTGCGTCGGGTCGTAGTAGGTGACGCCTCCCGATCTCAAGTCTACTTCCCCTTCATGTGTAGCGGGCATCAATAATCTCGGAAATGCTTTGATCTCGGAGAGGGCGTCAAGTTGCTTGGCTAAAAAGTTGAGTTGGCGGGCTTCGGGCAGCGCCATCCACGCGGGGGAGATGCCATAAACGCCCTGCTGACTTTTGACATGCCTACCCGCAAAGAAAGGTTTCTCGTCGTAGCCGGAGTTACGGCAGACATGCTTGTTGCTCTGGTCAACGTAGACGCTGGCCCAAGGCTTGTTCGGGCCGTCGGCCTTGTTGCGATCGCGGTCGCTGTCTTCCCGCTTGTAGAGCGCATGAACAAAGCGATGCTTCACTGTCCCGCCCTTGCCGGTGCGCCGGATCTCGGCCAGCTTCTTCTGCATGGCGGGCGCAAGGTTCTCCTCGCCAAACTTGTCGGCGGCTTGCAAGACAGTCAGTTCCAGTTCGCGGAAAACGGTGTCGATCAGACCCTCGTCGTTTTCGGCCAAGCTGTAGGTGCCGATGTCGAACTTGTGGAATACGAGCGGATGACTGGTGCCACTCTCGACGAACATGCAGTAGGTGCCGAAGACGCTGTCGTCGTAATAAAGTTCATGCACCTCGGTGTAGAGGTTCGATGTAGCCAAAAGCAACTGGGTCATCTCACTGCACTTGGCATACCATTGCTTGGCCTTGTCGCTGTTGACCCCTTTGGGCGGCTCGTAGACAAACCACCGGCTGTCAGCAGGCGTGATATAGGCCAGTTGCCCGTTGGCCAAGGTCGCCGCGGCTTGGACGGCGCTCGTATCGAAGAGGACATCGTAGCGCGAGCTATCCGGCACAGACCGCTTGGCGCTGATCTCGGCTTTCCTTGGGAGGAAATATTCCGCCAACTCCTGCCAGTGCGTGTCCCATGAGGCCCGCTCGGAACCCAAGTCTTGGTTGCGGGCGAGAACCCAGTCAGCGAGTTGGACGTTGTCTTTCATTACCACATGTCGGGATCGTTAGCCGCAGTAATGAGCAGGACAATGCCCACCGCAAAAACGGCCAGATGGAAAGTTAGCTCCATCCATTAGCCAAGGAGGCTGTTGGCTCCAGTGGCCGGATTGACGTAGCCGCCGGTTTCGCCCGCGAGGATCGACTTGCGGAACCCGCTGCGCTTGGCCGCGGCAGCGCGTTGCTGGTCGGCGGCGTCGTTGGCTCCCATCGTCTGGGCCTCCGGTGGCGGGGGCGGCGGTGCAGGCGCAGCAGGAAGCGGAGGTGCTTCAAACTTGGGCATGGCCGGAGGCGCGGGAGGCGTCTTGGCCCCGCCGCCGAAGTGGCAACGGCACGTTAGGTCAATCTTGGACGAGTGATAGTTTCGCATATTTTTGAGTCAGTTTGTCGGTCGAAAAGAAAGTCAGCGGATGGCCACTCCTCTCCCATGCGATGAGCGGAAGATAAAAGGGGATGTGGCGCAATAGTTTTTTGACTAAACCCTGCAAGCCTTGGTCGTCGGCCAAGGCGAAGGCGTAGACATACCACGCATCCCAGTCCTTGCGCTGGAAGCCGCACCAGACGTCGTTGATCATGTCCTGCGGTGCCGCACTGCACACCGGACGCGCCATGAGGACATACTCCGGCGTGCTAAAAAAACAGCCATGCGAGAGGTGCGCGAGCATGTCTTCTTCAAACGTCCGCGGGCTTTGCGGCGTGTAGAGCATCTTGCACTTTTCGATCGGCGTCATCGTCGCACAATTGTCCTGCGGGTGAAGTCGAGTTCGCGGATACCCGTCGTGACCACGGTCGGACGCGGCTTGGCAAAGCCCGTCTTGAGCATCCCTGCCATCTCGGCCTCGGCTATCATGCGGAGCGCGTCCGCGGCGTGGCTGGCCCAGTTGTGGACTGGCTCGTTGACCACAATGCCGGTCGCGCTGCTGCGCTTGTAGGCGTAGTTGGCCAGTGCATCGAGGCCACGCTCGCAGGCAGGCAGGCGGAACGAGAAGCGCGGGAACATTTGCAGACAGGCATTGATGCCAACCCAAACATCATGCGTCCTTGGCAGCACGCGCACGTTGGCCAGACCGGCTTCCGTATACACTTGGGCGTCGGCCTTGCCGCTGGTGCGAGTCGCCGCGGCATCGTGGGGCAGGAAGTGCGCTCCGTAGCTGTAGCCTTTGGCCAGCATGTGGCCGACGCGCTGGACAGGAGTCATGTCCATGTCCATGTCGCAGTCGATCACGCGGATCTCGTTGCCGCCGATTACTTGGAAATACCAGACCACCGTATTAACCGGCGACCCCAAGTCCCACGCGGTGTGGACGAGTGTGCTGTTGTCGGTCTTGAAGGCGCTGATCGCGCCGGAGGCTCGCAACTTGTCCAGTTCGCCCGCGTAGATCGCGCCCTCGACCGGACTCTTGAAGCACTCGTCGAGCGTCGTCGGGAACTCGCGGAAAATAAACAGGCCAAGGTCGCGGGACTGCCGGTCATACCAGAGGCGCTGCTGGGGAGTGAACGTGTGGCCGGTCGTCTGCTCCATGTTGTCCAAATATTGACTGATCGCTGGACTGATCGTGGACACATCGCCCTCGACCACATAGGTCGGGTCGCGCCACCACGGGAAGAAGACCACGCGCCAGTCCTTGTCCGTCTTGGCCGCTTCCGGTGTCTCCAAGGCTCCCTTGACGATTTCCCAGAGGTGGCCCCCTCGCCCGCCCTTCCAAGTGGTTTCGACGATGATCCGGCCATGCTCCGCGGACGGGATTGCGCCGGTCAGAATTTCCTCACTGCGCCGCGGGTCGTCCGCTTGGATGACTCCCCACTCGGAGAGGTGCAGCCAGTTGTTGGTGCCGCCACGGGCGCGTAGACCAGCAAAGAACGACGACGCGGCCTCTCCGGCCACGCTCACCTCAAGGATGCTGCCGCTGTCACGCACCTTCTCGATGCACTGCAAAGCAACCGGAGGGAGATTGTCCAACGCGACCTTGGCAATGGTGGCCAGCTTGCGCTCGGCATCCGCCGCGGTCTGATCGACCAACGAGCATTGTGTTCCCGCGTTCCACAGCATCTGATCGGTGAGCAGGACGTCGAGCGCGGTGGACATGCCCAGTCGCCGCGCTTTCAAGATGATGAGGCGCTTGACGCCCTCCTTGAACAGCATGTCGTAGACCCGCTGCTGCTCCGGCCTCGGCGCAAACTTGATGATCCGCCCGTCGCTCGCCTGCTTGATGTGATACAGATTGCGAAGCCGCCAGAGCGGGTTGGCCAAGTCGTCGGTTGTCACGCGGGCTTGTCCGTCGATTTGACGATGCCTTTGAAGACGCCAACAAACTCGTCGGTGAGGTCGTGTTTCACCTCCTGCTTCTCCGGTTCGGCCAAGCCAAGGAGTTTGACCAGTTCGCGCACGGCTCCGGTCGCGGCGCTGCAATCCTCGCGGGCGTAGGCTTTGTCGTGGATCTTCTCCAGCTTGTCCGCGGCGCGGGCAATCATGGTTTCCTTCTGCTTCATGCGCGTCTCGCGGGCG